TTATTCGTTGCGGCCGTGCTGGATCTGACGAAACTCCTCCGTTCGGTCCCGGATGTAGGTGATCTCCACAAGTGAGACTCCCAGACGCTCTGCAATTTCTTCGTCCGACAATCCTCGCGCCATCAGATCCTCTGCGTCCCACAACACTTCGAGGGACTCCAGACCACCATCTTTGCGGGCGCTCTCGTTCTCCACCAGTCCGGTCGAGTGCGCCCGTTGCACTTTTGGGGTGACGACGGAGTCCGGTACTTCCCGGCGAATCGGCGACGCAAGCCGACGCCGCATCGGAGCTGCGAGTATCGCCTCTGCGTCCACAAATAACCCACTCAATTTCAGCGGTCCCAACAATCGTCGCCAAAGGTCCATCGAGAAATCGTGTCCGGTGATTAGCTGAAATGCTGAATTGTACCGGCTGGCTGTAGTTGAGACTGATACCTTGAACTGACGGGAGATTTGCTTCAGCGTCTGCTCACGGGCCCGATCGTAGCGGTCACCGGTCCACCCCTCCCGCAAGTCCCAAACCTGCAGATAGAGCGGTAGCTTCTCGGTGTGGAATCGCCGTTCAGTTATGCCATGACGCCGCTTCCAACGACGAACGAAGTCCTCGACGTCATGGACTATCGTGCGCTGGGACGCTCCCATGTGGATGTAGAACAAGGGCGCATCCGGATAGGAGTCTAAGCTCGCGCTAGGCACTCGCGCCAATCGATCCATCGCCCGCATTGCCTGGGCAGAGCGTCTCCAGTCATCACCGTCTATTGCGTATTGGGCGTCGCCCGACGACATGAAAAATGCGCCCAACGCAGCTCGCTCAGCCGCCGGCATCGCGCTAATCAACATCGTGGCTATGGCACGTAGTGTCAAAGGCTGGATCGCCCCAGACAGAAAAATGGGATCGATGTCGCCTAGTTTTTCAAATGGAATGCCGGGGTCAACCGGCTCGCCGGTCACTCCGATGCTGTTCAAGATCATGCTTGCCACATGTCGGAGCCGTTCTTGATCGGGATCGCCTGTCTGCCCCTGACGGTGAAGGAGAGCATTGAGCCAGAAAACCAGATAGTACGGGTGCCGACGGGTTACCTCCCAGCGGAATTGGAGCGGCAGGTCATGGAGCTGGCTTGGCGGTCGCCCGATGTCTTGGGGCTGCTCGTGTTGCGGGGGCAATTCTGATGACTCTGGCATCGCGACGATCACCTCCTATCGAGGGTGAGGCGTCCGGAGAAGTGGCGGACGCAGACATTTCCCAGTGGCGACGTGCCAAGTGCCTGCGCCAGTCGCCACACATCCGAAGGTCGGGGACGACGGCGTTCGTCTCGCGAAGAAACGCGGGACAACGACTCGAGGAAGGCATGTCGCGAACCTGCGCCCCAGCGGTTTACGCCCGATCTGCCAGACGCCACTGCGGGGACTCGCGGAGGCTGGCATCTTTCTCCTGCGGTTCGATCCACGTACCAACTTCTCGAATGCCCTACACGCCTGCCGACTCGTCAGGAAACTCGCTCAGTTGCCGAGCATCGTCAACGAAAACCGGACCGAGGATGACATCCCAGCCGTGGTTCTTTCGCATCCGCCACGGAGTCGAACGGCGGTCTCGGCGTCCGACGTTCGTGGTCGCGCTACCTCACCTACGTCCACCAAACCGTAATGCCCTCATTATTTCGGAAACGGAAGAAGATGGATAGCCCACACCGGGCTGCACAGAAATGTCCACTTCGCCGAGGGCACGATCATGGCGGAAGAGGCTGCCGTCAAACTCCTGACCATCAAAGAACTTAGCGTCTATAGTCGCCTGTCCTCCGCGACTCTACACCGTCTCAAACGGCAGGGCAAGCTCCTCTACTTCCAACCAACGGGTCCAGGCGGACGTCTGCTTTTTCCGCCCGACGCCATCGAGCGTTGTGCCGCAGCAGTCGCTTCTGAACAGAATGCCCCTTCCGCTCCCGCACCAGAATCTCGCCAACACCTCTCCGGCCGCTGCCCGGACTGGATGCAACCCACCGACACATCACAGGAGACATCCGACAATGCCTCGTAGCCCCAAGCAACCCCCGATCGCCTGCGAGTACTTCACGTGGAAGCTCTTTTGCCGCGCCGGAGTCTTCTACGCCGATGGACGCGGCACCCAACGGAACCTAGGAAAACACTCGCTGGCAACAAAAGACCGCGAGGAGGCCATCAAACGCCTGAAGGCCCTCGACCGGCGCATGGCGGCCAAGCTGGGCATTGCCCAGCCGGAAACCGCGAAACCATCCCAAGCCGTGACCATCCAGCAGGGGTGGCAGGCTTTCATCGACTTCTGCGGCCGGAGCCCCGTCATGGGCGGCGTGTCACCCGGCACACTCAAACGCTACCGTGCCGTCCGAGACAAGCACGCCGAGTTCTGCGCGAAGCACGGAATCGCTGATTGGCGCCGATTCGACAAGTCCGTGTTGGAGCGGTATGGCAACTGGCTGACCACGAACAAGAAAAAGAAATACGCATACCGGACCGTCTACCTGGAATTGACCGTGCTAAAGTCGGTGAACCAGTGGCTTATAGAAAACGGGAAACTCCCTGCTGAGGCCAAAATCACGTACCCCCTGTCCAAGCCCGCGGGCACCGACACGTACTGCTATACCCGTATCGAGGTGGCGACCATGATCAAGTATTGCAAATCGACTTCGGGGCTGGTGTGGTTGGCCCACGTCATCCTCGCGCTGGCTCACTTGGGCGTGCGAATCGGAGAGCTGGCTGGCCTGCGCTGGTGCGACGTCGACTTGGCCAACAACGTGATCACGGTAGCCGACGAGCGGGCGAGCCGCCGAAAGCAGCTAGCCGGGACGATGAGAACGACCAAGGGCAAGCGGTCGCGCATAATCCCGATCCATCCTCGGCTGCGCGAGGTTCTGGCGACCATCACACGCGGTATGGACGGACGGGTCTTTCACGCCGAGCGTGGAGGCCAACTCCGTCCTCGGAACGTGCTGACCGTGTTCATTCGCGACGTGATCGAACCTCTCGCCGAAAACTTCCCGACACCGGATGGGGAAATCGGCTTCGAGCATGGCCGGCTGCACAGTTTCAGGCACTTTTTCGTCAGTCAAGCTTTCCTGGGCGGCGCCTCCGAGGGTGAGATTCGGGAGTGGGTCGGCCACGCCGACTCGAAGATGGTCGAGCACTACCGGCACCTGGGGCGTAAGGATGCCCTCCGGCGGATGGAGCAAATCAATTTCGTGCACCTGGACGCTGATGAGCAGGAGCGTTCCGGTCGGGATAAGTAACACCTGCTCGTTTTTCAACCCCCGGCGTCTGCGACGGGCCGGGCGATAGGTGGGATTCGGCGATGAAGATGAACTGGGCGAAATCGATCAACAGCGACCGCGGAACCGGCGTGTCAACCACGTCGGCAGGCGGCCTGAAGGGTCGGGTTTGTCCCAGTGTTTGTCCCAGTGACTGGGACAAACGCAAGACGCCCTTCGCAAGTCCTTGCTTACAAGCAACTTACGAAGGGCGTCGAAAATCAAAGCGGAGAGGACAGGATTCGAACCTGTTGCCAAAAGGCTGGGGAAAAGCCACGGATTAACGGACAGCACGATGCTTCGTGAGGAAGACTGGATTAAGCATCCATTTACCCTAAAGAGGCATCACCATGATTCGGCTGCAGAACTTCTACGAGGACACGTTCGCTCCCCTTTTCCTCCGTTCCAGATCGGACAACACGCGCAGGCTGTACCTGACGACGATCCGGACGTTCTCCCGGTATCTGACCAGGCCGGCGACGCTTGCGGACCTAACCGACCTGACGGTCAATCGCTTCCTCGATCACTACCGACACATCCCGCGCAGCCCGTTTTCGGTGAACAAAGAGCGGTCCAACCTCCTCGCTATGTGGCGCTTCGCCTGCAGGAAGGGATACCTCCAGGAATGGCCCGACGTCGCACTCGAGGTGGAACCCGAGCGAATCCCCCAGGCGTGGACGGCCGCCCAGATCGCCAAACTGTTGGCCGCCTGCGAACGCATCCCGGGCACCATCGGCGGCGTGGCGGCCGCGGCCTGGTGGACTGCGCTGCATCTCGTCTGCTGGGACACCGGCGAAAGAATCGGAGCGGTCCGCGATCTTGAATGGGCACACGCAGACTTGGCAGGCGGCTACATCCTGGTACCAGCCGAGTTGCGTAAGGGGAAACGGCACGATCGCCTGTACAAGCTGGCCGCCGACACAGTCGCCACCCTGCAGGCAATGCAACTGCCGGCGCGGCAAGCGATCTTCCCGTGGCCGTACTGCAGGACGTACCTGTGGAACCGCTACACCAAGCTGCTTTCCCAGGCCGGCTTGCCAGCCAATCGCCACTGTAAGTTCCACCGCATGCGCCGCAGTGTCGCCAGCCACTTCGAAGCCGCGGGCGGCAACGCCACCGAGCTGCTCGGCCACAGCAGCCGCTCCGTAACGCTCGCCTACCTCGACCCACGCATCGTCCCCCGCCAGCACGCCGTGGACCTGTTGTTCCGCCCAGGTGGCAAATGATCAAAATCCGCATTGCAAAGTAATGCGTCCACAGATAGGATAATGCCCACGGCTGGGCGACGTGGAAAGATTCCGCGTTGCCCAGTCGTTTTTTTGTTGCCACCAACGGCCGCCCAGCCGAGTGGAACCGGGGCTGCACGGTAGCGGCCCAGACGCATGGACGCGACCCGGTCGTTTTCCAATGGGCGGCAACAGCGCGCGCCGCAATCAGTAGCCCTGACCATGATGAGCACGGAAGCTCAAACGGCAACACTGATCGAGTTGGTGGAACGGGGCGCGTCTCTTGCTGAGGCAGGCCGACAGATCGGAGTGGTAGCCTCCACCGTGTGCCGCCGCCTGCAGCCGTTCGACGATGTCCGACGACGCCGGCGACGCTCAATCACCCCGGCCACCGAGGCACGCATACTCCGCTACTCAGACAACGGCGAGTCCTCTGTCCGAGCCATCGCAGCCCAGGTGCAACAATCGTGGCATGCCGTACGCAGGATCCTCGACAAGCATCGGCGTACCAGACGCGTGGCCGTGTACCGATGCCCAGGCTGCAACAATCGCCTGTACTACAAGCCATGCCTGATATGTCCGGCCATCAATGCCAACCCGCGCAAACCAGCTGCCGCGTAGGAGAACCAAGCGACCCAGCGCCGCCGCCCGTCTCTACGATCGCCGCTGGGCGCGCACCTCAAAGCAATATCTCGCCGATCATCCCCTTTGCGTCGACTGTCTTCGCCGAGGACTCCGAGTTCCAGCCGAGTGCACCGATCACAAGATTCCCCACGGCGGAAATCCGCAGCTGTTCTGGGATCCAAACAACTGGCAGTCGCTGTGCATCCCATGCAACACACGCAAGGGCAACCGATGACCGAGCAGGCCCCAGGGGGGTCAGAATCTAGTCCGCCCGTCCAGCGTGGACCACTACGCCGTCTTCCGTGTTTTTTTGGAAAAATTTAGGGGGGGGTATGGCCAAGGCAGCGAAAGGCAAACCGGGCAAAGGCGGCCGCGGGAAGAAATCGCAGCCGGCGGCTGGGGGCGTGGCGGCTGTCGTGGCGGTGTCGGCCGAGGCGTATACGGTGGCTCCGGAGGTGCCGGCGGAGTTGGGGGAGTACGGGCGGGCGTACTGGGAGAGGATCGCGCCGCTGTTGGTGGATCGGCGGGTGTTGACGCCGTTGCACCTTGAGCCGTTGCTTGCGATGTGTGATCAGTGGGACACGTATCAACGGCTGTCGGCGTGGTTGCGAGAAGATCCTGCGCGGTGGACTTTTCAGACGGAGACTGGATACGAGTCTGAGTCTCCGCAGGTGCGGATGATGGGATCGGCGTTGAAAGAGTTGCAACGGCTGTGGGCTAAGTTCGGGTTGACGCCGTATGCGGAGGAGCGAGTAAGCGTCACGAAGAAGACGCAGCCGCGGGGGTCGCGCGTCCAGCAGCTGGCCGGCGAGAAGACGGCACACGACGAGGAGAACAGGCCGTGATTTATGGCCAAGCGACAATCGACGAAACTGCTCGAGATGAAGAGGGACGCCAAGAAGAAAGGCTGGCTGAAGTGGTTGCGCCAAGGGGAAGGGGAGGAAGCCGACGAGCGGGCGTTGCTCAATGGCTGCTGGTTTGTTCCGCAGCGTGGGGAGCACTGTGTCAACTTCATTCAGCGCCATTGCCGGATCTCGGATCCGGGGCCGTGGTTCGGACGGTTGATCGAACTGCAGGACTGGCAGACCGATTTTCTGATGCGGCTGATGTCGTGGGTCCGCTGGTCGCCAGAGTGGGAAAGGATTGTGCGGCGGTTTCGCTGGGCGTATTTGGAGTGTCCCAAGAAACAGGGGAAGTCGCCGCTGATGGCTTCCATCGGGTGCTATTTGTTGTACGCGGATGGGAATCAGAGCACGCGAGTGTTCAGCGTGGCGACCGTGAAAAAGCAGGCGGCGATTGTGCACGGGAACGCCATCGGCATGGTGGAGTCCTCGCCGGATCTGGCGGGGTTGTCGCGGATTGTGACGCGCGACGGGTACAAGGCAATCGAGTATCCGGACCTGGGGTCGACGTGGACGATCGCGGCCGCGGACGCGGCGACATCGGACGGGGTCAACGGGAGTTGCCTGGCAGACGAATTGCACCGGTGGGTGGATTGGGAATTCTGGAATACGCTGAAGTGGATGCTAGCGGCCCAGCCCGAGGGGCTGTTCTTCGCAATCACGACGGCCGGCGCGTCGATGCAATCGATTTGCCGGACGCAGCACGACAAGACCCGGGCTATCAACGACGGGCGGCAGCACGACGATCAGTTCTTAGGGCGGATTTATGCGGCGGCTACGGACGACGATCCTCACGACCCCAAGACATGGTACAAGGCGAATCCGAGTCTGGGGCGGACTCGGAAGTCGATTCTGAAGCTGAGCGATTTTCGGTCAGACTATCACGCAGCGGTCCAAGATCCGACACAGTGGACGGACTGGTTGCGACTGCGGCTGGGGATTTGGAAGACGGCCGAGGATGCTTGGGTCGATACGCTGGGCGGGTTGCATCGCTGGGACGCGGGGGCGCCGGCGCGGGGGAAGATTCGCAAGCGGATCGATTGCTTCGAAGTGTTCGACCTCGACCGTGTGCGCGGGTGGCCTTGTTGGTTTGGGCTCGATGGGGCGACGCATCACGACACCACGGCGGCCGTGTTTGTGTTTCCGGATCCTGGGCAAGACGAGGTGCTCTGGATTTGGCCGCGGTTCTGGCTGCCGGCGGCGGAGGCGCATCGGCTGGGGGCCAAGGTGCCGTATCAGTACTGGTCCGAGCAAGGGCTGATTACGTTGACGGATGGGGACGCGTGCGACTACGCGCGGATCAAGGCGGATCTGGTCGAGCTGCTCAAGGGGCTGGATTGCAAGGGTTTTGCGTTCGATCCTCTGTTTCAGGCGGAGTGGCTGACTCAGCAGATTGCCGAGGAGTCCGGGGTTTCGCGGACGGAATTTCCTCAGACGATCGTACACTTTACCCGGCCGATGAAGACGGTGGGGCGGCTGATCGTCGAGCGGAAAGTGCGGCACAACGGGCACGCGTTGCTGACCTGGCAGCTGGGACATACGCGCGCGTATTCCGACCCGAACCAGAATGTTCGGCCGGTGAAGCAGAAGCCTGGGGATCCGCGGACGATCGACGGGGTTGTCGCGGCGATCATGGCGGTGGGGCTGGCGACCTCGCAAGAGGATGAACGGCCGGTCTGGTATGACGACGATGAGCACGATGTGGAGTATTTGTAGTGAGTTGCCGCGGCAACTCGGCATGAAATAGGAGAGCAAGGATGCTCACGCGAATCGCACGGTGGCTCGGGTATGTGCCGGCTGGTGACGGACCGCAATATCGGACGCTGGAGAATCCGGCCGTGCCGATCAACGATCCGGACGCCTGGCGGGCCGAGGGGTGGATGGGGTCGGAATCCGACGCCGGCGAGTCTGTCACTCCGGAGTCTATGCTGTCCGTGCCTGCGGTTTGGCAGGCGGTGGGGATGATCTCCGGCGACGTTAGCAAGATCCCGCTGGAGGTGTTTCGACGCGACGGGGACGATCGGGACCAAGACTTTGAGCATCCGGCCTATGGGCTGATCTCGCTATCCGCACGGGCCAACGCGGAGACCAGCGCGTTGATGCTGTGGCGGCGGATGCTGGTCCATGCGTTGATTTGGCCGCGGGGGTATGTGTGGATTGACCGGCGCGGCGACGGGGCTCCCATCGGGCTGTACAACCTGCTGCCGGACCGGACCGTGATGGAGAGGATCGGCGGCCGGCTGTGGGTGGTCACGGAGGTAGGCGGCCGGCTGGAGGCGATCCCGTGGGATGATGTGTTGATCCTCGAAAACATCTCGATCGACCAGGTGAGTGCGTTCGGGCCCGTGCGCGCGGCGCGGCACAACGTGGGGCTGCAGTTGGCGAAGCGGAAGTTTACCAGCAAGTTCTTTTCCAATGGCTGCCACGCCGGCGGCGTGCTGCAGGTGCCGCCAGGTGCGAGCGATCCCGCGCGAAAGAAGGTCGAGGATTCGATCAAGGACAAGCGGTTCAGCAAGGACAACGCGTTCAAAACGCTGGTCCTGCGCGACGGGTTCAAGTTTCACACGACGATGGTCAACCCCTCGGACTCGCAGGCCAACGAGATCGAGGAAGCGGAGGTGCGCAACGTCGCCCGATTCTATCGGCTTGCGCCGTCGCGGCTGGGGGTTTCGGAATCGATCTCTTATAACTCGGAGGAAGCGGCGCGGCGGGCTTACCATGATGAGACTCTGAGCTATTGGCTAATCGGGATCAAGACAGAGGCCAACATTAAGCTACTCACTGAGGAGCAACGCCGGCGACGGACTCATTTCATCGACTACAACATTGCGGCGCTCAACTGGGCGGATACCACCACGGTTGTGAGTGTCGGCGTCCAGGGCGTGAATTCGGGGATCTTCAGCCGCGACGAGGTTCGCCGCTGGCTCAACTACAACTCGATCCCGGACGGCGAGGGGTCCAAGTTCTTGATACCGCTCAACCTGGCTCCGGTGGGCGAGACGCCCGCGGATCCGCCGGACGATCAACAGCGGGCGGCTGTGCTGGACGCTCTCCGCGGGCTGGTCCGCAACACGGTCGACCGCATGGTAACGCTGATCAACGGGCAGGCTCAGCGCGCGGCAAGCAAGCATCAACTCGACGCCTGGCGGCAGCGAATGGCCGAATCGGGAGACAAGCATCTCTCGGAGATTGCCTCCTCGCTGGAGGCCATGCTCGAGGCGTGCGGCTTGCGGCAGCGGGACGTAGCCGGCTCGCTGATCACCGCGTATTGCGGCGACCTGCAAGCGGCACAGGAACGCATCGGCGGGGCGGACCCTTGGCCGGCGGTCGAGGAGGTATCGGCGCGTTATTCGGCAGACGCCGGCGAGGCGCTTGCCACGCAGTGGATTGACATGTGATCGAGCACTCAGACACAAGGAGGTGTTGATATGAGCAAGCAAACCAAGCGGGATCAGGGCGAGGCGGCGGAGCGGCGGTTTACGCCGTTGACGGCGAGCCGGCTGCAGCTGCGGGAGAAGCGGGAAAACCAGCCCACGGCGATTGAGGGATACGGGGCCGTCTTCTATCGCGCCGGCGACGCCGGCACGGAATACCAGCTGTGGCGGGATGGCTACGAGCGGATTGCCCGTACGGCGTTTGATCGGGCGATCGCCGAGGACGATGTCCGGTCGCTGTTCAACCACGATTCCAATTTTGTGCTCGGGCGCAACGCGGCGGATCCGCCGACGCTGGTCCTCTCGGTCGACGAGGTAGGGCTCAAGTACTCCGTGACGCCGCCGGACACGCAAATGGTCCGGGACCTGGTGATGGAACCCATTCGGCGCGGGGACGTGTCCGGGTCCTCGTTCATGTTTTGGCCGCGGAAAGTGACCTGGATCGAAGAGGACCGCGACGGGCGGATGGTCGAGATCCGGCAGATTGACGAGGTTCTGCTGGTCGAGGTGGGGCCTGTGACATTTCCGGCGTATGCCGGCACAACGTCCGGCGTGCGCGCTGCGGATCCCGGCGACGTGGCGAGGGTCCGTGCGGAGCGGGATGCGTGGTGGCGGACCTGGGACGACGAGGCGGAAGAGGTCGCCGTGCGGTTGCGGATGATGGCGTTGGGGCAGGCGGCATAAGGATCCCGAAGGATCCCGAACGTGATCAAAAGCAAACCGCTGGCCTCGCCGTTTCCGTATTTCGGCGGCAAACGAAAAGCCTCGTCGCTGATTTGGGAACGGTTCGGGGACGTGCAAAATTACGTGGAGCCGTTCTTCGGTTCGGGGGCCGTGCTGCTGGGTCGGCCGTCTCCGTTCCGCGGAACGGAGACGGTGAACGACAAGGACTGCTACCTCGCGAACTTCTGGCGAGCCCTGCGGGCCGATCCGGACGGCGTCAGCTTTGCCGCCGATTGGCCGGTCAACGAGGCGGACCTCCACGCGCGGCACTTGTGGCTGCTGTCGCAAGCGGAGTTTCGCGAGCGAATGCGGACCGAACCGGATTACTACGATCCGCTGATCGCCGGCGTGCTTGCGGCCGTGACGCGGCCGGCGGCGCGGTTGTGACTCGACGGCTGTCACGGCCGTGACGGCTCGGGGCGGACACCGGACGGGCTAACGCCCGCCGTTCGCCTGGGGAACTGCGCGCGCACGTCTTCCGCGGCGGCATGCTTTCATGGAATAGGGTGCGCCTCGTGACTCGACGCGTCTTTACGGCCGGTCGCTGTGCTCACCCACCTGACTGTCGCCGAGGGGGCAGGGATGCCCAGCCCGTACGCGCACGGTGCGAGCATGGACGCTCGCCGGCGGCGGCCGACCTCTGAGACCGGCGTCTTTACGCGGTCGCAGCGGGGTGCGGTCGATTAGCCCAGGATCGATTGCGGCCGAGGCGGCCGCGTATTCTTACATGGGGAGTTCTTCGCGATGGATCGCTTTCTGAAACGCTCGCATCAGATCCTGTTGGCCGTGGTCCTGGTGACCTGCGTCGTTAGCCTGGTGGGACAGGCGAGCTGCTCGGCCGATGCTGTCGTGGGCGCTATCTCCACGTTGGGCCTGGGGCTCGGAATCAGCCTGCAACTGAGCGACGGTGTCAAGGAGTTGCAAGGCATCAAGGAAATGCGGGAGCTGGCAGGGGCCATCTATCAGCGCGTCCAAGCCCTGGCCAAGGGCTTCAACGATCGAAAAGAAAAGCGGGCCAAGGGCGAATCGCTGGACCTCTGGCCGGCCGATGAGCGAGCGAATTGGGAGGCGGCAAACAAAGACTATGACACGGTCCGCGCGGCGATCGAGGAAGAGGACCGTTCCGCGGACGTTGCCGGCCGACTGGCCGAAATGCAGGCATTTACCGAGCGGAGTAACCGAGACGCGGACCGGCGTCCGGGACTGGACGATCGCGGCGAAGCGGACGGACGGACCTACCGCGACATGGGATTCCAGGATCGCGACGAGGCCCGGGCACACGCTCAGCAACGACGCGATGCCCAGCTCGCTTTTCGTGCCTGGGCTTATCGCGGCATTCCCCACGCGCCGATCGGCGACGATCATATCGCGGCCTGCCAACGCCTCGGGTTCGACCCGGCGACGGGTGAGATCGAGTTGCGTCTGACGCCGACTCACATCTACCAGCAGATTCAGCGGCGGATTCGCGCCACGCGACCCGAAAACCGGCAGGAGCTGTTTGCCGACCTGGTGGAGCATCGCGCCTTGTCCAAATGGATTGGCGAGGACGGCGGCTACGTCACGTCCCCCGGGACGCTGGTGGCCTCCATCGAGTTGGCGATGATCGAATACGGGGCAATGCTCCAGGTCGCCGAGACGATCACGACCGCCACGGGCGAGCCGATGGGTTGGCCGGTCGGCGACGACACGGCCAACGAGGGGCAGTACACCGACGAGAACGTCGCGGAGTCCACCGAGGCTCAGCCGACCTTCGAAAGTGTGCGTTGGGGTGCTTACGACTTCAATTCGAAGTTCGTCAAGATCCCTTTCCAGCTCATGCGAGATAGCGTCGTGAATATCGAGTCCATCATTGGCCAGATGTTGGGCGAGCGGATCGGGCGAATCCTGAGCAGCGAATGCACTACGGGCGCCGCGAAAATCCGCGGGATTGTGACCCGCGCGGCGGTCGGGGAAACCTCGGCCGGCGCAACGGCGATTACGCGGGGCGACATCCTCGGCCTGCAACACAGCATTGACCCGGCGATCCGGACCGGTTGCCGGTTCATGTTCCATGACTCCGTGCTGGAGGCGGTTCGGCTGATCCTCGACACGAACAATATGCCGATCTACCAGGAAAACACCCGCACCGGCGGCGTGGACACGATCGAAGGCTGGCCGTTCGTCATCAACCAGAAAATGGCTTCCAGCATCTCGGCCGAGGCTAAGACGATCGTGGCCGGCCGTTTGGAAAACTACAAGATCCGCCGCGTCGGCAGCCTGCGGCTGAAGCGTCTAGTCGAACGGTTCGCGGAGTACGACCAGACCGCGTTCATTTTGCACGCGTCCGCGGACGGCAACCTGTTGCGGCCCGTCCAGGACACGGCGTGCCCGGTGAAGGTGTTGCAGCAGCACGCGTAAGCGGAGCGGCGTAAGCCGCCCGGTAGGTAACCAATCATGCACGTCCGGCTCAAGACAGCTCAGATCCGAGTCCCCGGCCCCAGCAACGAGGCCGGCGACGTGGTGGATTTGCCGGAGTGCGAAGCGGCGGAACTGATCCGCCGCCACGAGGCGGAACTGGAAACCAGGGACGGGACTCCGGCACGGCCGCCGGCACTCAAACGGCGAAAGGATGCGCGAAATGTATAGCCAGGGCTTTCTCAGCGAAGGTTGCAAAATCACGAAGGTCGCCGACGCGGCCGGGGCTGCCACCTCGGACGTAACGGGTTCGACCATCGACATGGCCGGATTCGACGGCGTGATGTTTTTGACTAGTTTCGGGACGCCCGCCGCCGACAACACCATGCACGCCGAGCAGGGCGCGGCGTCGAACATGTCGGACGCCGCGGACCTCGAGGGCTCCGAGGTGGACGTGGGGGCCAGTGACGAGGACCTGTTTATCGATATTTTGCGTCCGCGGGAACGGTATGTCCGCGTCGTCCTGACGCGCGGCACGTCCACCACGGTCGGCGATGTGTGGGCGATCCAATACCGGGCCAAGGATGGTGTCAGCGTGGACAACGAGACCGCCGGCACGATCGCCGGCAAGAAATTGGTGTACCCGGCCGAGGGCACCAAGTAGGTCTGACCGCACACTTTTTGCGCGGAGTTCGAGCGGCCGGCGGGGGCAATGTCACCCGGCCGGCCGTTCGAGTTTTGTGAGGACACCGGACGGGCTTACGCCCGCCGTTCGCCAAGGAGCCACTATGCCGGCGAGAGCGAAACGCAGCAAGACGACACGGGCGCCGGCCAAGCTGGTCCGTCTGATCCGCGAGCAACGGCAGAAGCTGGCGATCGGAAGCCGGTATTACGACGCGGCGAACAAGATTCTCGACCAGCTGATCCTCGCATGGAAGTGCGACCGGCCGGTCCCGATCGGCAACGGACAGACAGCCGTGCTCGTCGACCAGTTCGCGGACACGAACAAGATTTTCAAACCGCAAGCCGTGGTCCGCTACGTGCTGGAGGTTCGCGACGCGGACGGAAAGCTGACCCGGCTGCGGGACGGGAAAAAGAAGGCCAAGCCGGCAAAGGCGGCCGCTAAAGCCGGCAAGGCTAAGCCGGCAAAGGCGGCCGCTAAAGCCGGCAAGGCTAAGCCGCTGACGGGCTATAAGCGTTTGCCGCGTAGCAAGGCCAAGGCGTAAGGCCGGCCACGGTTGCCGCGGCAACCGCACGAAGGATACCGATGGAAGCCAAACAGGTTGTAATACTGTCACCCGTCCTTCAGTACGGCTTCGCCGGCCTGTGCCTGGTCCTGATCGGCGTGCTAGCCTGGCTCATGGGGCGCGTCCTGCAGGTGCTAGACCAAACCAGCACCGTGATCGCCGCTAATACCGAGACCATTCGCACGGTCGAGAGCGCCGTGAAAGATACCGAGAGCGCCATTCTCAGGGTGCATGATCAACTGCTGAAATTTTCGTGCCCCTACGAGGGCCACGAGCGGCGAGACAATCTGCGGTGTACACGAGACGAGCCGAGCCCATCCGCAAGCGAGGTGTTACGTGTATTCCCTGTCACTTGACACGCCGCCGGCCGAGCAGCCGGTGATTCTGACCGAGGCGAAAAAACAAGTCGAGATCGCCCTGGGCGTCACGTACCACGACCAGCATCTATCGCGACTCATCTCCGCCGCGACGCAGGAGGTCGAACGGATCGCTAATCGAGCGATCCTGTCGCAGACGCTGATCCTGCGCCTCGACCGCTTCCCCGCCGGCCGCGGACGAATTCACCTGCCGAGACCGCCGTTGCAATCGGTGACCTCGGTCAAATACTACGACACGGCCGGCGACCTGCAGACGCTCAGCACGACCGTATACAAGGTGTTGACCGCGCCAGAGCCCGGCCAGATCGCGCTGAAATACGGCCAGACCTGGCCCAGCGTGTACGCCGAGGCCGAGGCCGTAGAAATCGAATACGTGGCCGGCTACGCCGACACGGCCAGCGAACTGGAGGACCGGCACGAGGATCTCAAGAGTGCCATCCTGCTGCTGATCCAGTCCGCCTGGCTCCGAGACCACGGCATGCAGCGAGGCAAGGACCTCCACGAGCTGCGGGCACATCAGATCTGCGAGGGCTGGCGGTGCGGTGATGAGTTCCTGGAGTACGAGTGATGCTGGCAACCGACGTCGGAACCAAACGGCACGTGGTCACGGTCCTGCTGCCCAGCACGACGCTGGACGCCCGCGGGCAGATCACCGGCGCCCCGACGACGGTTATCGAGGAGGTCCCCTGCTCGATCGAGCAGCTCGCCGGCCTCGAGCTGATCCGCGCGCAAAAGATCTTCGCCGAGGCCACCCATCGCGTACGCATGTTCGCGGATCCGGACTCGCCGCTGACCAGTCAGCACTATCTGTTGTTTGGCGCCCGTCAGCTGAACATCGGCGCCGTGATCGACGCCGACAACATCGGCGTCGAGATCGAGCTGTTGTGCAAGGAGGCCCTGTAGTGGCCGCTGTCACCACGATCACCGTCCAGGGGCTGCCGGCGACCCTGCGCAAGCTGGAAACCCTGCCTGGCAAGATCCAAAAGCGCTCGATGCAAAAAGCCATCCGAGCCGGCGGGGCGCCGTTCGTCCGGGCGGCTCGCAGCAACGCTCCGCGGCTGACGGGACTTTTCAAACGGTCGCTGGATCAGAAAATCGTCAGCTACCGCGGCGGCCAGGTCGTGATCTCGATCGTGGGGCAGAAGTCCGAGGTCCGCGCCCGCAAGAAGGTCCGCAAGGGCCGTGGCGGGATCAGCGGCCGCGGGGATCTTGTACCGATCCATTTCGTCGAGGAGGGCATCCGGCCGCACGACATCCCCAAAGAAGGCAAGGGGCCGATCGCCATCCGCACGCCCAGCGGCCGCGTGGCGATCGTTGCCCGGATCAGACACCCCGGCGTCAAGGGGCGGCACCCTATCCGCCGAGCCGCCGATTCGAGCGCCGGCGCGGCGGTGGCTGCGTTCGAGGCCAAACTCTCGGCCGAGGTCGACCGCGAGGCCGCAACGTAACCCTCCGGATTGCCGGACCGTGACACGCTGGCGGCGCAATGTGTGACGCGGCCGGCGGCGCCGGCGTGACAACCAAATCAGGAGCAACCTATGGCCATCGGTCCCGACCTGCGAACCTTCCTCCTCGCCCAGTTCGCGATCGCCAACATCGTCGGCACGTCCGCGCATCACAACCACGTCCCCCAGTCACGTGAGGCTCTTTACATCTGGTTTGCCCGCGCGCAGATCCTGCAGGACCGCACCCTCGACCAGGCCCAGGGCACGCCACCGTTCCAGGAGAGTTGGGACCTGGAGTGCGTGGCAGACAACCTCGACGATCTGGACACCCTGAGCGACGCCGTCCGCGGCCTGGACTGCGCGAAGGGCACGTTCGGCGCCGGCACCATCCAGCTGGTGCTGGTCGAGGACCAATCGGAGGACTACCTCCCCCGCGGCGTGGAGTCCGACGAGGGCCTGCACATCGCGCCGCTACGGCTGGAGATTTTCGGGTACGCCGCGGCCTGAGTGTGGCACTGCTTGTACTCAAGCAGTGTCCCGGCCGCACAGATCAAACCTCCGCAGCCCACGTCCGCAGCCGCTCCTGGTCCGCCGGCGACGGGCGGTCCTCTCCCTGTAGCCAGCGCCGGAGCGTGCGGTCCGCGACGCCCATCACGCGGGCGATCGCACGAATCGACACCCGGCCGTGTTCGGGCCGGTCGTTGAGCAGCGATACGACTCGGAGCCGGATCCGCTGCCAGTCGCCTACGTCCTCGTGCCGGCGTTTCCCGGCCGGCCAGCCGCCACGGCCGTCGGCGCGGGCGGATTTGTGCTTGGGTTTTTTTGGCATTAGTACGGCCAACCTCTGCGCCCGTTGGGACGCATCGACCAGCGGCCTCGCTCTGGCCAGTCCGTCTGCCAATGCCGATGGCAGCCGGCACAGATCCGATAGCCAGGCACATACGCCGCCTCGGCCCAGACGATCCAATGCCAGCAGTGCGGGCACGGGATCCGCTGTGGCCAGTCCATCCGGCCGGCCGATACCTCGATCCGCGATCGCATCCACGTAATCCGGACCGGATCCGCCTGGACGCCGCTGTTGACGCCGGCGGCACAACTGCCGCCCATACTCCACGGGTGCGGCCAGTCTCGGCCGAGCGTATGCTCGGCCCACGCGACCAGCAATCCCCAGTGGCGTGGTAACTCGATCGCCTCCCAGTCCGGCGGCCGGCGTGACAGCCTGCCCGTCGTCATGTCCCGCCACGTGTCGCCGACTGACGGCGGCGGCAGTACACGCTTGCACAACAGGCCGTCGAACAGGGCGTACTGATACCGCTTTTTGTCGTCGGGATCCGACGACTGGCCGTCGTTCGGGTCGCGATACTCCAGCCCCGAGCAGCCGAGCAGCCTGGCAAACACGTCGTCCAGATCGCGGTGGGCAAAGGTAGTCTGCGTCATGATAGTAGCTCCTCGCTCAGTAGGTGATCCGCACGGTCGCGCCGCACAGGGGGCAGTCGTCGTAGTCGCCGCTGCCGTTGTACGTTGCCCATTTGCCGGCGTCCATCATCTGCTTGCACCGCGGGCAGTCGCCCGTCTTGGCCTGCTGGGCGTCGCGCACAAACCGCTGCATGCCGGCCAGCGTCTGATGCTGCACGCGGCCCTTGTACTTGGCCTTGCCCAGGATCTTGATTTGGGCGGGGTCCTCGGCCTGCTTGGCCGGCGGTACGCTTTCGCCGGCGGCCTGTGGGGACGTGGCGGACAGTCCGGCGATGACCGCCTGGACCGCGGCGGCCTTGGCCTTGCCGATCCACCACTGGCGGCGATCGCCGTCCCAATGGCAGCCGGCGGATCGGAGCTGATCCTTGATGGGGTAGGTATTGCCCGTGACGTAGACTCGACTTCCGGCGACTTCGCAAGCTACACTACACATGATCGATCCTCTCATGCAGGGTTGATCCAGGGGGCCGGACGTTCCAGCGTCGCGGCCCCCACCTCATTTCTTGCAGCCGTCACACTGACTGCTGCACTCACTATCGACCAATATAGGCCCTATTGAAAACTAAATCAATAGGGCCTAGCCAAAAAATCCAAGATTTTTCCCTGGGCAGAAAAGCGTCAAGAATCATACGCGGGGGCCGAGGCGAACCCGGGGCGTTAGCCCCGCGGGTGATCTTACCGGACTGGCTAACGCCCGCCGTTCGCCTGCCGCCCGCCGCAATAACGCGCGCGACAGCCCCCCGCGGATAGCGTCAGGGGCATGAATCGGCGTCGGAGGACAGGTCTGGGTCGGAGGATAGCGATCGTCACGGCGATCGGTGCCCCGCTTTCGCGCCGGTTGTCAGCCCTGATTCCGCGTCCGATCCTCGACTCGGCCGGCTACGCCGGTCACGTCCGCGGCGACTCTGCCGCATCTCCTAGACGGGACAAGCACGACGACGATCATCACGCCAACCCCGCCGGCTGCCTGCCGAGCCGCGGATCCGACGCGGGAGAACAGAGCCATGCGTAGTCTGCGCGGCCTAATCTACGACCTCGCCCTGCCTCTGGCGATCATCCTCGGCGCCGCAATCGGCGTCCTGTCCAGCTGCGTCCACGTCCGCGCGGCCGACCGGGCCACGGTCTGGCAATGGAGCGCCACGGCGGTCCATCAACAGGCCGTCTGCCTGGTGCGGGCCACCAGCCGCCACGCCACCAGCTCCGGCTCTGGCTGCTACGTCCGGATCGGCGACGTGCAGGGCGTGCTGACGGCTCGGCACTGCCTCGATGGGCAGGTGTCCATCCGCTGGTCGGACGGATCCACCACGGCCGGCGAACCGACGACCGATCGGACCGGCGCGGACCTCGGATTTATCGTCGCGGTGCATCCGACGATTCAGCCGCTGGAGATTGCCTCGGCCGAACCACGGCCCGGGGAGTGGCTGGAGTTCGTCGGGTACGGCGGCCCGGCGGATCAACTGCGGCACTGGTGGGGACGCTTGTCCGAGGTGCCCAGTCGCGACGCTAACGGCAACGCGTTCGCCGATTATCGCTGCGCCGTGATGCAGGGCGACAGCGGCGGCCCCGTGCTCAATCAGTACCGGCAAGTCGTGGGCGTGATCACCTGCGGCAACGGCCAGCCGATCGCGTCCCTGGGCAGTGCCCAGACGTTTGCCACCACGGGTGGCCCCGCGTACACGACCGTCGCCGCGTTTGCCACGCGAGTCAGCCAACGCTACGGCGGGCTGTTCATCGGTGGAGTTCGCGGCGGCAGTTGCGGCCCCTCCGGCTGCGGACCGCAGTCCGGCGGATCCGGCGACTGGGCCTACCCGCCGCAACCCGCGCCGGTACCAGCTCAGCCCCAGCAACCGCCGCCGCCTCTGGTCCCGATCCCCGCGCCGGCCCCAACGCCGGCCCCAGCACAGCCCGCGGGACCGCAACCGCAATTCTCCGTGTCGGTCGATTACGACCGGCTGGCACGCGTGCTACTCGAGTACTGCGCGGCCGATCCTCGATTCCGCGGTCCGACAGGCCCGCAGGGCGAGCAAGGCAACCCCGGCCCGCCGGCGATCCTCTCGGCCGAGGAGACACAGCGGATCGTCTCCACGCTGTACGCGGCCATGCTTGCCGATACGCGTTTCCGCGGCGCCGGCGGCGACATCTCCGAGGCTCAGATCGAGGCCCTGTATCAGCGTCTGTTGTCCGATCCCGCTTTGCGAGGCCAACCAGGTCCTGCCGGACCGCCCGGCCGCGACGGCAACGCCGGCACCTCGCCCGCCGTGGACATCGAGCAGCTGGCGGCCGCGGTCGCGCCGAAATTGCCCCCGATCTATTTTCGCAAAGTAAACGCCGCAACCGGCGCCGAACTATCGCCACCCGAGCCCGTACGGCTCGGCGAAGGATTCACGTTTTTGTTGACGCCCGGAGTACCGGCGAACGGTGGGCGTTAGCCCATCGGTGCTCAGCCACCGAGTAGGTGATGTATGCCAGATGTACCTGTTTTGACGCCCGGCCAGGCCGGGGGAGGAAATGCAATGGACAGTCTCCTGCAGTTATTCATGGGCGACTCCGCCGAGGCTATCGCGCGTCGTCGCGACGATACGCAGCTCGCCACCGCGCGGCAACGCGACGGAGCCGGACAAGATATGAGAGTTGTCGGCGGGATGATCGCGAAGGAGCTGCTGGTCAGTGACAGCCCCGACGACATGAGCCGGCTCAACGCAGCCATCCGCGTGCCGACGACGGTCGATCATCCGGGCGTGCCCGCGGTGAAGTAGTCCCCCGGGCAAACGGCGGGCGTCAGCCCGTCCGGTAAGGATGCGCCGATGTCCCAGCAATCCGATCTCGCGGCGCGTGTCGCAGCGCACCGCGAGTCCACGCGCGCGGCGCTAGCCGCGCAGGCGGAGGAGGCCCGCAGGCAAGCCGCCGCGACGGGCCGCTATGTATTCGGGTCCGCTGCTAGGCCGTTGTTTCCCGGCGAGGCGACCGATGACGAGGTGACCGATGACCCAGGGCGAAATCGCGGAGCTAAAGCAGCTCCTGGAACTGCAGCGGGAAATGACGCGCCAACGACTGCGGACGGCGACTTGTGAAGCCTGGGTCGACGACCTCCAACAGAAGATGGGGATCAACCGAGCCGTATACGCGGCCGGGTACGGGATCGCTCCGACGCCGAGCACCGAGGCCAGCAGCACCGCCGCGAGCGAGCCGCCCAGCGTATCGCAGACGGTGACTCTGCCCCCGGCCGCGGCCGTCACCAGCACGGCCGCCAAGTTCGCCCCGTATCTCTTGGTCGCCGCCAGCCTCGCCGGCGGCGGCGGAATCGGCGCGGCGATCGTGCACGCCCTGGGGTCGGCCGCGGATCCGGCCGCGACGGCGACGCCGATCGATTTTCCCGTGTACGACGTCCAGCGCTGGAAGCCGCAATAGGCGAACGGCGGGCGTCAGCCCGTCCGGTGGAAAGTACAGCAGTGTCCCCCCGGACCGCGCCGACACTGCTTGAGTACAAGCAGTGCCACACGTCGCCCGCTCGAACTGCGCGCGCAACGGCCTGCCGATCGTAGCCTACTCGCTGATGGTTTCCACACATAGCCTGGCTCTTGAGCCGTGATTAGCTGATGCGAGGGACGTATGCCGGCAGCAAAACAAGTCGCCCACGGCACGCTGTTTAAGACTGACCTCAGTGGCTCGCTGGCTACTCTGACGTTGACGCGCGAAGTCACTCCTCCGCCGCGCGAGCGGGAGGAAGTCGACGGCCGCGATCTGGTCGATGATTTTGATGTGCCCTTGCTCGGGATCGAGGTCAAGAGCAGCTTTTCTGTGAATCAATTTTGGCATCCCGGCGACACGGCGCACGAGCTGTTGGACACGGCTTTCGACGACAAAACCGAGTTTACTTGCCAGATCGTCACGCCTCACGATACGCCGGTCACGGATGAGTTTGACGCCAAAATTATTAAGCTGGAACCGGCGTCCCTGCAGGCGAACGGCACCTACCAGCGGACCGTGACGTTCTTGCGTACGACCGACATCACGCGCACCTGATGATGGTGAGCGGATCGGCGCTAGCCGCCGGTGCCTGCCCAACACAAGGATTTTTTGTGCACGACATCCAAAACCGCACCCTGAGCGACGACGCCTTAGACGCTCCGGCCAACGATGCGCGACCCGGTTGGCTGGACGTCTCCACGCCTGCAGGCCCGGCCCGGATCCGCCGTATGCCGCCCTGGCAACTGTTCTCCCAGTTGACGCATTTTGAGCGCCGGCAAATGGCCCGCGACAGCGTCGGCACGATCGCCGACTCGCAACAACGCCACGAGCTGGCGCGGTTTCTGCAGCGGTGTCTCGTCGGAACGGATCACAACCGGCTGTTGTACCCGGGGGCCAAGGGGCTGAAGACCATCACGACCTGGTCCGACGCGGTGGTTGGCCAGCTGGCCAACCAGGCGGCTGCGTTTCTGGAAATTTGAGGGCGGTTGCCGCGGCAACCGTGGGATTTTACCGGACGGGCTGACGCCCGCCGTTCGCCTGAGCTGAAATCACCGGACGGGCTGACGCCCGCCGTTCGCCGAGGAAACACCATGCGTCCGTTTGATCTCGCCATCCTGATGCAAGAACGGCCGGCGACGGAAGTCGTCCAATGCGTTGCGTGGGATGCGACCGTGATCCTCGCCAAGCCCAGCCCCGCGGCGTTTTTGCGATTGCATGGCGATGCCTGCAGGCTGGAGAAGGACGAAGCCGGCAAGATCCTCGACCAGTCGGCCGGCTACGCCTGGGGCGTGGACGTGCTGTGTGAGACGATCATCGACGAGGCCGGACATCTGCCGTTTGGCAACCATGCCGCCCGGATCTGGTTGACCGCGGAAAGCTCGGCCGTCGCCGAGCTGCTGCCCCATGCGATGCGACTGTCCGGCCTGGGCGACGCGGGCGCCGAACAAATCGACCAGCTAAAAAAAAACTCTCCGGAGACACCGGACTCCTGTTCACCTACCGCCTTGCTTTGACGCTTGGCTACACCGTCGAGAAGCTGCTGAGCGTCCTAACGCTGGACGAATGGTTTGCCTGGCAAGCCTACGAGCAGCTCGAACCGTGGGGCGAAACTCGGGCGGATCTCCGACAGGCGGCCGCCGCTGCCTACCAGCTCGCCCCCTATCTGCCGGCTGATTTTGCGTTGCCGAAACTGACGTATCCGTATTTCGCCGCGGCCGAGGAGATCGACGTAGCCACGATCACCGCCACGGTCCGCGAACACGATCGCATGTGGACAGACTGGGACAGGCAGCGGCGCAGCGGACGTGTGAGCGGATCGGCGCTAGCCGCCGGCGATGGCCCCGGACAGCACACACCGGCGGCTAGCGCCGATCCGCTCACGGAGGCCCCACATGGCTAAACGCACGATCGCCAACCTCAACATTCAGCTGTCCGCCGGCAGCGCAACGCTGCGTCAGGATCTGCAGCAGGCCACGGGCCACGTCAACGGGTTTGCCGGCTCGATCACCGGCGTGGCGACCAAGGTCGCCGGGGCTCTCGCCGGCATGTTTGCCGTCTCGAAAATCACGTCGGCGATCAGCAGCACGATGGAGTCGATCGACGCGCTGGCCAAGACCTCTGACCGCCTGGGCATCACCACGGAGGCCCTGCAGGGCGTCCAGCTGGCCGCAGAACTCGCCGGCGTCGGCATGCAGGATCTGGAGTCCGGCGGCCGCAAGATGATGAAGCAAATCAGCGAGGCGGCCAGCGGTACCGACTCCGCCGCCCAGAGCTTCACCGAGTTGCGCCTGTCCGCCGCTCAGTTGCAGAACCTGAGCTTTTCGGACCAAATGGCGGCTATCACCGACGCCCTGCGCGGCGTCGGCAACGAGACCGACCGCACACGCCTGGCAATGGAGATCTTCGGCCGCTCCGGGACCGCCTTTCTCGCTTTGGACGGCAGCCAGATCCGAGCGGCTGCCGCGGACGTGGAAGCCCTTGGCACCGGGATTACGCGGCTGGAGGCCGCCAAGGTCGAGGAGGCAAACGACGCCATTACGCGCATGAAGGCCGCCCTGGGCAACCTGGTGACCGAGGCCACCATCGCCGTGGCTCCCGCGCTCACTTCGGCGGCCGAGGCCGTCTCCGTGTTCGCCGCCTGGCTGAACAACCTCGACCCGGTCACCGTTGCCAATACGGCCAAGCTCGTCGGATTCGTCGCCGGCTTCGCCGCTGTGCTGGCGATCATCCCGCGGCTCAATAGTGCCATCCGGACGGTGATCGTCACACTGCGAGCCCTCGCTTCAGCTCAGGCGATCGCGTCCGCGTTGTCCGGCCCGGCCGGCTGGCTCAAGCTGGCGGCTGCCGCGGGGATCGCCGCCGCGGGCGTCGCCGGCGTCGCCGCGGCCTTCGACTCGGTGAACGCCTCGGCCGACAGGGCCGGCAAGTCGGCCAAGGGTGCCATCAAAGCTCCGCCCGAACATTTCGTCGAAGAGATCGGCGCCGAGGACCCGACAGCCACGTCAGAGCTGGCCGAGGCCGCTCGGCAAAAAGCTCTGAAGCAGATGGAGGACTTCCAGCGCCGAGCCAACGACATCACGGCCGGCGTCGAGTCCCCGATGGAAAAGTACCAGCGGCAGATGGAGGAATTAACATCCCTCTTCGATCAGCGGCTGATCACACCGGAGACCCAAGAGCGAGCCGGCAAGAAGTACAAAGAGGAACTCCAGTCCGCGCTCGAAGTCCAAGAGCGAATCGCCGACGCCCAGCGAGCGCCGGCTCAGAGCGCCGCCGCGCTGGAGAAGGGGACCACGCAGGCATTCTCTGCGATTCAAAACGGGGCCAAAGAATACCGCGAGCTAATCCAGTCCCAGAAGGCGGTTGAAAGAGGTCAGAAAGAGCAGACGAAGCTCTTGGCGGAGATCGCCAAGAAATCGGATCCGATCAAAATCACGGAGGCCAAGTTATGACCGCGGCGTGCAACCGCAAAAACGCCGCGGGGCTGGGCTTGCATCAGGATCGCGAGATCGAAAGGACGCATGGTGTTTCCTCGGCGAACGGCGGGCGTCAGCCCGTCCGGTTCTCAGGCGAACGGCGGGCGTCAGCCCGTCCGGTAAGGACGCAATAAGCCCATGACATTCCAATCCCACGAAAAATGCGGCGACGCGCCCCAGGCCAGTTACGACCACTGGAAATTCATTGGCGAATACAAGGTCCGCTATCGTCTGATCACGGACGATCCAGAGGACGGCGCGCAAGTAGCGATTGCCTACAGCGAGGCCAACATCGCGGCCATCGGCGACGTGTACCTCTACGGAAATGACTCCCGCCCCTCCGCATTCTTGCGCACCACCGACGCCCAACGCGACCCCCAGGCAACGCTGATCTGGTTTGTCACGCTGACCTATCGCGATTCGGACGTAGATGAGGAAAGCCTCGACGACTCCGGCAATCCCACGGACAACCCCACCGACATGCGGCCCGAGCTGGAGGTCCAGACCGTCCAGTATCAGCGCCCGGCGGAGAAGGCCAAGTATCTGGGCGGATTTACCGGCGTCGCGAACACAAAATTGAGCGGCACGGGCCTGAAACCCGTGGTCAACAGCGCGCTGGCCGTCTACAATCCGCCGCCGGAAATCGACCACCATAGGTGGGCCATCCGCATCAAGCGCAACGTCGCGAGCGTGAATTGCGACCAGGTGCTGAACAACACGGTGAACAGCGTGGCGATCACGTTTCAGTATCGCGGCGTGAAAAAAACCATCCCGCAGTACTGCGGCAAGACCCGCGACTTCCGCGCTTCGCCCCGCCGACATCATCAATACGGCGACTACGTCGAGGTAGAGATTTGGATTGACGTGATCGACGATGGCGGCCGAACATGGCGGCCAGAGTATCTCGACGCCGGCTTTGCTGCTCGGGCCATGTCCGGAGATCCTGACGGACACGGAGGCGAGATCTACGAGGATAGCCGCGCGTTTATCGAAGAGATGGCGCCGCAACGTCGGCTCACAGATGCGGATCAAATGCCGCTAAGTGAACCGGTGCCGCTGAACGGCGACGGGCAACCGCTTTTGACGTTCAAGGACAAGACCGGCGAAATTGCCGTGAAATACGGACAGTGGCAGGTGTACCTGTCCGAGAGCAACTATAAGACCTGGGGCATTTTCGCCGGGTTGTACCTATGAGAGTGGCACTGCTTGTACTCAAGCAGTGTCCCCCGGACCGCACAGACACTGCTTGAGTACAAGCAGTGCCACACGTGAGACTATGGCTAAGTCAAAAGACCTTATCACATTCAACCGTGAGTCCGCCACGCGAATCGCCGCCGCGGTGCGCGCGGTCGAACAAACGCCCGGATTCAAATTGGATCGCACTCGCCCGTTGCCCAGCACGCTGGGCCGGGATCGCTGGTTCGGTGTGACGGCGACCTGTGACGAGTTTCCGGCGTACCCCTCGCCGCCGCCGTCCACGGCAGACACGTACTGCGTCCGCCTGCTGGATCGATGGTACACGGAGGAACCGGGCAAACGGACGCAGACGCAGATCAACCACGCGCAGTTCGTCGTTGCCAGATTGGCGTGCCCGGCCCAGGTCCCGACCCAAGATCTACGCTGGTTGCCCGAGGGGACCGAGGTCGAGGTCTACCGCGTGCCGACGCGCCGCGGTCCTCGCTACTACTGCCGCCCTCTGGACGAGCAGGAGCGGCACTTCGAATTAGCGAGTAAACTGCGATGCGGCGGCATGGCAAACGCCTATCTGCTCCTCGGCCCGTCGGTCGTGAAGGCCGACGGCGGTACGTTTATCGTCGTCGATCGCTGTGACCTGGCTGGGCAGTTCGGCGGCGAGGCCCCCGTGGGTACCAAGGGCATCGCCAAATGGTTCCACGACCGCAGCACCTGGGACATTATGTCCCTTGGGTATTGCGGGACCGGCGCGGGCTGCGATTACACCGGCAACATCACGGTCGGGCACGGTGATTTGTATCGCCAGGGAGACAACGTCTGCGAGCGTCGTAGTGTGCTGGCGTTTGAAAATGGCTTGCTCTGCAGTATTACAACCACCGATCCACAGTGTGTGTATGTGTGCTGCGATTCGTCCAGCTCCGACTCCAGCTCCGATCCGCCCAGCTCCGATCCGCCGAGTTCCGATCCGCCGAGTTCCGATCCGCCCAGCTCCGATCCGCCCAGCTCCGATCCGCCCAGCTCCGATCCGCCCAGCTCCGATCCGCCCAGCTCCGATCCGCCGAGTTCCGATCCGCCCAGCTCCGATCCGCCCAGCTCCGATCCGCCCACGATTTGCTCGGGACAATGCACGTGGATCGCGGTTGACGTGCCGGAGGACTCGTCGGACTCGTCGGACTCGTCGGACTCGTCAACCTCGTCTGCCGAGTGCGATCAATCCGAGTGCAACGCAGCACATGGATTCTGGGAGGCCGTCAACGGTCCATTTGGTCTGGAGTGGTCACTGCGGCTGGCGTGCCCAGGGTTATGCGCAACGTCGTACCCGGATTTGGCGCCGTCGTACCTCGGCGAGACGGTGATCAGCGACTGTACCTGCGGCTGTGGAAACTGCGCGTACATCCGCACCGCCGAATTCCCCTACTGGCAACAGAGATCAGGGTGCGCGGACGGCACCAACTGCTATTGCCCCCTGGTCCCAGAGCCCGGTACTTTCCCAATCGGAAACATGCTGATCGTCAGCTGCATGGAGTCAATCTAATGCTGGTGTGGCAGAAAATTGTAGATTGCCCGGAGGTCGCGGACTGCGAGTGCTTTGCGCCGGACGACGAGCCGACCTGGGAGGGTCAGATCGCCAATACCGATTGCGGCGGCAGTGATTCCAGCAGTGATTCCAGCACGGATTCCAGCACGGATTCCAGCACGGATTCTGACACGGATTCTGACAGCGCATTTTGCGGCGGGGACTGCTATTGGGTGTGGACGAATCCTTTGGGCGGCATGAGCTATTGGACCTGGGTATTGTGGTCTGGCGAATGCACCGGCAGCACAGGGTGTACGTGTCCCAATCCCCCTATGACAGACGGAGACTATGCGTATGAACTTCGCGCCGTTGGCTGTGAATTCCCCTAACGCCGGCTGTCCGCACGTGCGCGGAGCATCTGTGTGCATGCTGGCGTCCACTTTGGCGGGCCGAGACGCAGTGGCGTCTGAGTCTGCCTGCGCCGTATGCACGTCGCTGGAGGATAAGTGGCAGGTCAACCGCGTAGTGGTGTCGCTGGCCATTGCAGTCGTACCGTCAGACGGGGAGACGTTCCGCGCCCTCGTCGCGGAGCATGGTCACCTGATTCGCCGCGCTCCTGCGCCGCAATCGCAGCGTCTGGCTGCCGTGCTGGCAGGTACCGGACCAGGCTCACAGCTGTGGCATCTGTTCGCCGATCTCGGCGTCGCACACCGTACAGATTGTGCGTGCCTGGGCCGAGCCGAGCAGATGAACCGCTGGGGCGTGGCCGGCTGCCGGCTGGCCCGGGCCGAGATCGTCCAATGGATGCAGGACGGATCGACTCAGTACGGCTGGGGAACCGTCGTCACAGCGGCGGCCAAGGCTGTTTTCAGCGGTCTGGCATTCCGGCTGTCGCTCGCGGATCCCTACGGCAGCCTGGTTGACGAGGCGATCCGACTGGCCAGCGAAGTAGACCATGTGCCGGACCTGCAAGCGTAAGCGGAAACCGATGTCGACTCCCATCACCGACCCAGCCGCCGCGTTCGAACGGGTCTATTGCGTCAACCTCGATCGGTGCGAGGACCGCTGGCAGCGGTTCGCCGCGGCGGTGCCGGCCGATTGGCCGTGGCCGGTCCCGATCCGCTTTGCCGGCGTGGACGGCCAGCGTGTCCAGCCGCCGCCGGCCTGGCAAGCGGGCCGCGGGGCGTGGGGGATCTATCGATCGTTTCTCACGATCATCGAGCGGTGCCTGTCGGACGGCGTCGACAGCGTGCTGCTGCTGGAGGACGATGCCCTGTTTCGGCCGGACTTCGTCCGCGAAGCCACGGCCTGGCTGCGTCACGTGCCGGAAGACTGGCAGATGCTGTACCTGGGGGGCCAGCATCTGGCAAGCCCTCGCAAGCTGACAGACCAGCTGTGGGTCGCGCAAAACGTCAACCGGTGCCACGCCTGGGCCATCCGGGGATCCATGCTGACGGAAGTCTATCACCATCTGATGCAGATCCCGTTTGCCGCGTGCCGCAGCGGCAAGCCGGCCCACATCGACCATCAGCTGGGGCGACTACACGCGAGGCACTACGCCGCCCACGATACGGCCGTGCTGTGCCCGCCTCGGTGGCTGGTCGGCCAGGCGGCCGGTCGATCGACGATCGCCAATCGCGATGTGACAGACCGCTACTGGAAGGATGCAGCGCAGATCACCAAAGCGGCAGAGGCTGCAGCCGCGGCCAAGGTGCAAGGCGTCACGGCGCGGCCGCTGATCGTGGTCCTGGGCCCGTTTCGCGGCGGAACCAGCTGCACCGCGGGCCTGTTGCATCAGCTGGGGGTCAGCATGGGCGCCGGCTGGTCGACGATCCGCGGCAATCCGAAGGGCACATTCGAGGCCCGCCAGCTGGCGAAATTCTGCCGCGCGGCGTATCAGGAGCCCCAGCTGGTCGAGCGGATGAGCCGGTCCAGGCGCGTGGCCGGCCTGCGGACCTGGCTGGCGGATCGGGTCGACGCGGTACCAGAGCCCGCGCCGATCGGCGCGAAGCATCCGAGCCTGTGCCTGATGGTGCCTGAGATTCTGGAGGTCGCCCCGGCCGCGAAATTCGTCGCCGTGCAACGGCCGGTCCCTGAGTGCGTGGCCTCGCTCGGCAAGCTCCGTAACTGGGGCTGGCCAGCTGCCGACATCGCCCCGACCCTGCGCCGGCTGGTCGAGACACGCGATCGTGATCTGTCCGCCTTGCCAGCCGACCGCGTCCTGCGGATCGACTATCACGCGATCGTCAGCGACCCGGCCGCGGCCGTCCGGACGCTGGCGGCGTTCGCCGGCGTCGATCCGTCTGCGGAGACTTTGGCCGCCGCGGCCGCCTGGGTCGACCCGGCGTTACACACGACACACGTCCTGCGCTGAGGTGCCCTGCATGCTTATTTGGTCGTATTGGGTCGGCCCGTGTCCGCCGTGGATTGACCTCTGTCTGCAGACGTTGCGCCGTCACAATCCCGAGGTGCAAGTGCTAGACGACAGCGTCTGGGACACCCTGTACCAAGGTCCGGTACCGCCGGAGGTGATCCGCAGGCAGGCCCCCAACGTTCAGAGCGATTATTTACGCGCGTGGCTGCTGACCGTCCGCGGCGGGATCTGGGTCGACGCAGACGGGATCTGTTTTCGTTCAATTGCGGCACCGCTGGAGGACTACCTGGGCGAAGCGGATTTTCTCGCGTACCGCAAGCCGCGCATGATGTCGGCCTTGCTGGCGTGCCGACCAGGCAGCCGGATCGCCGCCGAATACCTCGCCGAAATGGTCCGGCGGCTGAACGGTGGCCAGCGGCATCTGCCGCCGCTGGCGTTGGGCCCGGCTGTGCTGCGTCGGGCGATCGCCGTGACGGGCGCCCGATGCGCGACGGTGCCGACGCATCTAGTGCATCCGCTGCAGGGCCACCGGTTCGGCCCCAGTCCCGTCTTGGCGGAGCGGGCTGGTACCTGGTACGCGGACCCGGACGCCCTGTACTGCATGCTGACTCACCGCGCGCTAGGCCGGCTTGCCAAGCGTTCGGCCAGCTGGTTGCTCCAGTCTCGCACGGTATGCGGGGTTCTGTTGCGGCGAGCGCTGGGGCACCCGGAGCCTGAGCCTCGCTCGCCCGCCCGCGTGATCGTGGGCGTGATGTCCGGCGACCAGTACGCGGACCGGCGGCGGCTGTGTTGCGAGACCTGGTTGCGCGAGCTGGAATATCTCGGCTGTGCCACGATGTTCCTGCGTGGCGACGCCGCAGCCATGCCTGCCGAGCGGAATACGCTATCGATCCCGGTACGAGACGACAACCTGAGCGCGAAGACGCAAGCTTTTTGCCGCTGGGCGCTCGCCCAGGGGCCGGCATGGGACTACGTGTTCAAGTGCGATGACGACACGCTCATTCACCCCCAGCGATTCGCGGTCGCGCTGGAGGATCTGGACGCCGACTACATCGGCGGAAAATGGCGACCGGCCTGCACCTACGCCAGCGGCGGCGGCGGGTATTTTCTCAGCCGGCGAGCCGTCGAGATCATTGCCGCGGCCGACATGCCTCCTATCTGGGCCGAGGATCGCCAAGTGGGCGAGGTCCTCGCCGCGGCCGGGATCCCACTGACCGAGGACCGCCGATTCCACGCCCGTGCCAGGCCCGGCTGGCGTGCCAAGTGCCCCGACTGGATCACAGTGCACGGGATCCGCGATCCCGATCGCTGGCAGGCCGTCTGGACGTGTGGCACTGCTTGTACTCAAGCAGTGTCCTCCCCCACCGCCACAGACACTGCTTGAGTACAAGCAGTGCCACACCGCCGCCGCCTCTCCGCCCGTTTCCTGCACGCGGCCGAATCGTACCTCTTGCGGCCCGTGACACGACGGCCGCAACCACAATGACACAACAGCAGCGACTCCACGTCGACCGCCTCCGTGACGTCGCTGCGGCTCACCTCGTGACCGTACGCCGCCAGCACGGCCCGGGCCAGCACTCGCCCCAGCACGATCGGCACCCCGTTCCCGATCGCCGTTTTTGCCGCCTGGCGAGTGAATCCCGGCAGATCGTACCCGTCCGGCAGCCCCTGCAGCCGACGGAGGACCTCGAACGGCCGATCGTCGCTCGCCAGTGCACACGGCTCGCAGTCCGCGTGCCGAGTGCCACGCGGAATCTGTAGCGTCCGGCCGTCACGGCTCCCGAACTGGATGTGACGCAGCCGGCTTACCGGCGCGTACCAAGCCTGGTCGACATCGATCCGCTGCCAGCTGTACCCCTCGATCCGCACGTCCGGCACCGTGGCGACGTTCTCCAGCAGCCACCATTCCGGCTTAGCCTCGAGGACCACGCGCCGAAACTCCCCCAGCATTTCCTCGCCGTCGCCGGTCGGCTTAGCTCGCCGGAGCGTCGAAAAGTCCTGACACGGCGGCCCGCCGATCACGCCCCACCAGCAGCCGGCCGGCGGATGGAACCGCCTCACGTCGCCGCCCCACAGCAGATCCGGCCCGCGAACCGTACAAATCCCCTCCGCTTCGAATGCCGCGTCCAGCAGGCCCACGCCGGAAAACAGTGACAGCACCAGGCTGGATTGCGTGTCGCTCCGGACTGCCGGCTCGTGACCCGACGGCGGCGCAATTTGTGACACGGCCGGCGGCGCCGGCGTGACCGGATACCAGCGCAGGATACGAGTCACCTGCCGGCGCTCGTCCCGAGTCCAGACCAGCCGGGACGCCAGCCGCGTCGCCACAGGCAGACACCAGCCCGGCAGATCCGCAGGCGGCGAGTCCAGCCAAGCCGCCAACCCCTCGCGGACTTCCGTGTCCGAGCTGGACGCCAAATCGTGACCTCGCAGCGGCGCCGTCTGTGACGCGGCCGGTGCCGGCTCCGTGACAGCACGTGCCCGCGTGTCGTGACTCGTCGATCGCCGTTTGCTGGACATTATTTCCGCTTCTTGCCGCCCAGACACCCCAGCAGCTTGAGCCCTTCGCTCGCATGCAGCTGCTGCAACTCCGCCCGCACGTCGTCCAGCTTGCCGCCGGTATCCAGACCGCCGCCCCACTCCTCGACCCAATCCGCCAACTGCCGGCGGTTCGGATAGCTGAGCAGTGCCGCAATCATCGCCGCTTCCTCCGACCCAGGCCGCCGGCCGCGTGCCCACGCATCCTGCAGGCGAGTAGCCCACGGCTTGCAAATGAAGCCGGACGTAGGCCCTGCCAGATACTCCGCGATCACCTCGACGCCCTCCCGGTCCAGGGCCGGCAAATGCTCCGGCAGCTGCCTCGCTAGCGTCAGCTTCGCGATCGAGTCCTCCGGCACCTGGGCGGCGACCGGCCACAGCAGTAGCCGGGTCAACTCGCACTCCACCGACTCGGCGTCCGAACACGGGTCCCCGCTGTCCGGGATCAGCCGGTTGATCAGATCCCAGCTGTCGAGCATGCAGCCCAATCGCTTATCGTCGGGAGTGGTCAACCCGCGAAGTTCCGCCACAGACACCAGCCAGTCCTGCTGATCGAGCACGTGCCCGTACTGCCCGTGCCTTGCCTCCACAGCCACCCAGCGAGCAACCTTGCGAGTCCGATAGTCGCCGGCGACCAGGTGCCCCGCGATCGCCTGTCGCAAAAACCGGTGCTTCCACTCGCTGACCTTGGCCTCGAGGCTCTTGTCTTGCTCGGCCTCCGCGTTCGGATTCGCCGGCTTGTTTGCCGCCACCGCTTTCTTCGCCGAGACCTTGCGCGACTTGGCTTCCCGCTTCTTCCGCTCTTCCGCCGCCGCCGCGTTTTCCTTTTCCCACGCCTTGACATCCGTCGCCAGCAGTGTCGGCTTGTTATCGATCCGCACCTCGACCGCCTTGACCTTAGCCTTCACCTCGTCGTCCAGCCGCTTTACCAGCCCCGCATCGCACTGCACGTGCCCACCCTGATAGCCCGCGTAATACGTCGTACTCGCATCCAGCGGCCGCGTCACTTCGCGGACCAGGTCCAAAACGAATCGCCGCAATGTCTTGTCCCCGTCCTGAGTCCGCTGCAGCCGATAGTCATTCTTCTTGACCGCCGCGGAAAACCGCTTCACTGCCGCCGGGATCTCGCGATAGGGCAGCATTGCCCGTGCGACGCTGATAGCCAGTTTCCCGTCGGCGATCGCCGCCAGCAGATCGGCCGGCAGCTCCAAGACCCGCAGATCCCCGGCCGCCTGTTTCGGCTTGATCCCGCGGCTCAGCGCCGCCTCTTCCAGCGTGCACCCGTCATGGTCGACCGCATGCTGGATCTCGCGCAGCCGCTGAATCGGATCCAACGCCCGCCCCTGGGTGTTGTCCATGCCGGCGTGAATCGACGCCTCCCGAGCTGACAGCCCGCTCAGCACGATCGCCGGAATCGTATCCCGCCCCAGCGCCCGAAACGCCGTCCACCGCCGCTCGCCCTTGATCAGCTCGTAGTGCCCGAGGGGCAGGCTCTGTTCGTCCGACGTGTCCCGCACTTGGATCGGTTGCGACAGCCCGAGAGCCTCGATCGACTCCACCAGGTCCGCGACGTCCGGCATGGCGATCGCCGCCCCGCCCCGGTTGCTCGGCCGCCGGTGGATCTTGTCCAGCGGCAGTTCCACCACGCGAGCGCCGACCAGGCCCGCCGCGGGTTGGCTTTCAGAGCCGACCGCCGCGACCAGCGCCGGCCGTTTCGCCTTGTTCTTTCGCCCGGTTGCCGCGGCAACCGGCGCCGGAATGCGGGCCGGCCGATCGGGATCACGCTGGCTCATTTCCTTGATCGACTGTTCGAGCATCGCCAAAACCTCATCAATCAGGGTCACAGCCTCGCCCGTACACCGGATCCGCGTTTCTTGGAGCCAATCGATCCCCCGCTCCAACGCCTCAATTTCCGCTTCCGTCCGCGTGGCGAACTTGCCCGCCTTCGCCGGCGTGATACTCCCGTCCTTGCTCGGCAGGCCCAACTTCCGCATGGCCGCCGGCACAACGCAAGCCAACTCTGACATCCACTGCCCGGCATCGGTGCGAATGGACCAGAGGTGCACATCGGCCCCGCAGTCATCACGCGTGGCGATGTGCGTCTTGCCGATGCCTTCCGTTGCCGCTCGCTCGAAGGTTGGCAAGGCATCCGCCGGCGGCTCGGCCGGCGGCTCGTAAGCCTCCATGTTTTTCCACGCGCACGGATCTTCGGTTTTTTTCGCAGGTCGTTTTCGGCGTTTCGCTTCGACCGTAATCGACATCCCAGCATCCTCTTCCAACCCGCCGCGGAGCGTGTTTCCCTCCACGCTCCGCAGCGGAGTCCTTGCCCTTGGCGGCCGCCTCAAGCACCCGCCAAGCCGGCTGCCAGCTCCCTGCCAGCCGCCGGAGTCTTTCCCCAGGCGAACCCCGGGCGTTAGCCCGGCGGGTACACACACCGGACGGGCTAACGCCCGCCGTTCGCCGAACCCTCCACGTTCCGCCCGCCAACTTCCCCTCGACACACGGCCTCGCCCAGCAACATCGCCCGCCCGTCCGCAGCCCGGACGATCACATGCCGAGGCCCCCGGCCCCGCTGGGGAACCGCAGGATCACGCTCACGATGATCGACCGGCGGCGACTGACGAGGTAACAGCATCGCAATCCCCCTCAGTAAATGCCGTGAATCAAAAGCCAAAGTCTCATTCGAACAGCCTCCGTTGCGGCTGCAGCAGCGTCCCCAGCGGCCTGGGCCGCAACAGGGCAAGGTCCGCCTCACAACTCACTAACGCCTCGATCTCGTCGCCAGACACGACCAGGCACGCCCCACGCATGGCGATCTCGACGCATGCGTCAATCGACACGTGGGGGAACTCGTTGGCGATCCGCCGCCGCAGTACGTCCAGACCTTCGCTCATCTTGCCGCTGCCTCCGCATGCTTGTGCCGCCGAGCCATCACCGCCGCCGCCCATTGGTCCGATGCCTGCCGCGTCTTGGTCGCGTCCAGCCCACGCTTGACGCGATTGACCAGCACGCCCATGCGGCTCTGATTGATCCCCGGCGACGTCGCACAGTGGTGGACGATCGCAAGGAATCGAAGCGTCTCGTCATCGCTAACCGCACGATTGCAGCCCACCCACTCCAGCACCTTCGCCTCTTCCCACAGCCGCCGTATCGGATCCAGGTCGCCCTCCACCACGGCGCGGACCAGGTCCTCGTCACACAATCCCGCTGCCCGATCCCACGGCCGCTGCATTCGGTCAGCCAATCCGCCGCCGCTCGTGACGTCCACGGAAGCACGGTACACGGTAGGACACGGATTTTGAGTATGTATTCTTTCACGGTCACGAGCGCCCTGACCGAGGGTGACCGAGGGTGACCGAGATTCGCCTCGGTCACCCCCCTCTAGGCCCCCGAAGCAAGGCAACGACTCCAGCGCCGCAATCGGATCGTTGCGTCGCATTTCCACTTTCGCCAGCGCCGCCAACGACACCGCGTAAGTCCACGGCCGCGTGTTCCGCAGGACACCCACAATTCGCCGAAACTCCAGCTCTTCGACCGCCCGCAGGAACGTGTTCCCAGAGCAATTTAGCCCGTATTTCTTGGCCTTTTCAGAGATGGTGGCCTTGTCGGCACACCAACGGCGAGCGGGCTGACCAAGTACCTGGATCGCCTCGCCACAGCCCACAATCAGGGCCACTGCGGCGACTTGACGCGGTGCCAGCTCGACTGGCTGCAGGTAGGTCCGCACGCTCGCAACTCGCTCTTCTTCGGTCCCAAGATTTAGACTCAGTTGCCGTTCCATCGGTCAGTCTCGGTCAGTCTCGGTCAGTCTCGGTCAGTCTCGGTCAGTCTCGGTCAAGGCGGGTTAATCAGTAGTTATGCCGGTGAATCCACGGGACACGGAACGGACACGATGTCCGCTGTCGTCTCCAGGCACACGGTACATTCGACACACGACACGGATAGCCGCCGGTGCTTGGTCTCGCGGTCACACTCGGGGCACCATCTCAACTCCAGCGGGTTCGTCGCGTTGCCATTCTCCAAATCGTAATGGCACCACGGGTCACACTCTGGCAGCGCACACGCTTGGCCTAATGGGCACTCCACGGGATTTCCTCCACACCAAACACGGCATAACAACGGATGCACCCGAGTCGCCGATCGGGTCGCAAAAAATGGAAAGTCACCCGCGGCGACCGGGTGATCCTTGTTCGTTATGCCGAGCGTCCAAGTTCGCACACGGACACGTAGGACTCGGCTGTCGGCAGTTGATCCAACACGACTTGCGTCTCAATCCCGCCATCAAGCAGCAAACCAGCCACGGACAGCACGGATCGGTCGATCGTTTTACGAGACTCGATGAAGTAGACCTCTGGTGAATCGTTCCCCTGCTCTGGCAACACGGTCAATCGGTATCTAGCCACGCCACAAATCCTCCTGAAAAAACCGCATAACTACGGTTGCACCCGAGCGGAGTACCGCCGGGTGAACCGCGGTCGTTATGCCGGCGAATCCACGGACACGGCACGGAGCCACGGGAACCGCGCAAGCATCTTCTCCTCGTCCTCGACACTGAGCGAATAGGGACCTCTGACGTTCCACAGTTCCACGGCCAGCAACCGTAGCCTGTCCACCTCCAGGGCCGCTTCGCCTTCGCGGCGGAAGTCCTCGTGAACGTCCGCGTGGCCATCCATCAGCAGACCGAGCTGCTTGACGACTGTGTCGCCGGCCTTGGCAGCCGCTTCCTTTTGCGGCGGCTCACGGCCCCACGTGACGATGTTGGTCTTGTTGCTGTCCTCGTCCCAACCGACGATCAGCACAATGTCTTTCTTGTGACGGTCGCCGATCTGATGGGCCACGGCGACGGGAATCGGAATGTATGTCACGGATCAAACCTCCCTCTAAAAAAACGGCATAACTACGGTTGCACCCGAGCGGAGTACCGCCGGGTGAACCTTGGTCGTTATCCGGACAATGCACGAAACACGGACACGGAAAAATCCCGGCTCCCGTGGCCAGCCGGGCTTCGCAGATCTCCCCTCACTGCATGGGTCCCACCTGCCTTTACCAGTCACTTCGCGTGCCGTTCATCACGGTCACGGTTCGCTTTCGCGACATGCAGCCCGCCGAGCACGGGTGGGCGCTCTAACGCTGCCGACCGGAGGGCATCAGCCACGGCTTAGCCCCCATCAAGTAAAATCCTTACTCCGGAAAAGCCGGATAACTACGTGTCGACCGGAGCGGCGGATCAGGTCGACCAAAATGGAAAGCAACCGGCCGCCGCCCGGTCACACCTGGACGTTATGCCGGCGGATCCACGGGCACGGAATCACGGGCACGTCTGTTTTCTTCGCGGCGGGCCTGCCACAAGTTGTCCAGTTGTTCGCCCAGGTCGCGCAGATGATACGTGAGGGCTTCCAGCGATTGCCACAAGGCATCGGGATCCTCTTTGTAGGGTCCGTCGCGAAGCTCTCTAATCTTCTGGTAGAGTCCGTGCCACAGTGCCAATTGGCTGCCAGGATGGCCGGGCCACGGCCAATTCCGGCGTCCGAAATGATCGGGATTCGGCATAGACTTGGATGCACTGGTCATTTAACCCTCCTCCAAAAAGCGGCATAACAAATCGGTTGCACCCGAGGCGAGTACGCCCGGGTGAACCGAAGCGTTATCCAATCAGATCACGGAACGGCACTCGTACCCATTCTTGCGCCGTGTACTCCTGAATCTCTCCGTCAACACGGATGAACCCGCGCACGAGTCGCGCGGCACGTTCCAGCGTCTTGCGGCT